TGGCATTTTTGTAATAAGAGATGGTACTCCAGTTGAGTTACTCCAATTCCCTCCCCTCAAAACTATCTCATTCTATTGGAGTATTGGAGTTACTTAAATACTAGAACCCTCAATCTGGTTTCGGAACACGTGGCGGTCATCCGTATAATATTACCGGATGGCCGCGCTTCGGAGTACGCTCTCTCTCCTCTCCCCTGGTGCGTTCCTGGTCCCCTGCCACCTGCCACTCTCCTAGTGGATGGTCGCTCGTCTTTTCCTGCGAGTTGTGGGCCGTAGTTTGAATGATTAATCTTTAATTTAAATTAAAGATGACTTTTACATGTCGCGCGATCTCATTTGAATCTTGAATAATTGTCTCGCGGTTCATGACTACGGCCCACTGTACTATATAATGGACGTGGCTGATTTTAGACCATGCTGCTATGTCTATTTATTCAATTTGAACAACCATTTTCTATAAATGAGGACGGACCATACATTCCATTCAAGCTGACTCAGCTGTCAACGACGTGAAAATATCTATTTGTATTGGTATTATCGCCTAATAATGTATGGTTTGCGGAATAAACGTGGTTCATCGTTCAGCCATCGCCGATTTTATTCACGTAGCAGTTTTTTAAATCGCTTGTCCGCTAATAAGCGTCATGATGGCAAACGTCGAGCTATGAATCCTAGTAAGCCCATTGACGAGCCCAAGATGTCAGCCCAACGCATACATGAGAACCAGTATGGGCCTGAATTTGTAATGGCCCATAATTCAGCCATTTCTACGTTTATCAGCTACCCCAGCAAGGGCAAGATGGAACCCAACCGATCGAGGTCCTATATTAAGTTGAAACGACTTCGTTTCAAAGGGACTGTCAAGATTGATCGTGTTCAACCAGATATGAACATTGACGGTTCTGCCCCAAAAGTGGAAGGAGTGTTCTCTCTGGTGGTTGTTGTGGATCGTAAACCCCACTTGGGTGCGTCTGGATGCCTGCATACATTCGACGAGCTGTTCGGTGCAAGGATCCATAGCCATGGTAATCTCAGCATAACACCCTCTTTGAAAGACCGATTCTACATAAGACACGTGTTCAAACGTGTATTGTCCGTGGAGAAGGATACGATGATGGTTGACGTGGAAGGATCTACATCGCTCTCTAACAGGCGATATAATTGTTGGTCCACTTTTAAGGATCTTGACCATGAGTCATGCAAGGGTGTTTATGACAACATCAGCAAGAACGCCCTCCTAGTATATTACTGTTGGATGTCAGATACTATGTCAAAGGCATCTACTTTTGTATCGTTTGACCTTGATTATATCGGTTGATTAATGATAATTGTAATAAAAAGCTATTATTGAACTTTCAATTCCTCAACAAAGAAATTATTGCAACGATTTGGGCTGATAAGCCTTACAGTTACTATTTATACACTCCTGGACAGTGTTTTTCACTAGCTCGTTTAATTGCCCCATCGACATAGTAATGTTGGATTCCGCTCTCTGGGCCCCTACAATTGAGGCAGACTCCCCTGGGTCTAAGACGCTTGTTCCAAGCCTGCTGAGATGCCTATATGGATGCATTGCGTTTTCCACCTCTGAGTCGGCATCGGAGTTGCTGAGCCCAATTGTACTCCGTGAAGCCCATGATTCACCCGGCTTGATCTCTATTGGGCCTGGTAGTCCAATCCTTGACATGGATGCGCATCTTATGGGTTTCCTTTCCCATCTTCCGTAGTCGACATGTGAAAAGTCGACATCTTTATCTGTGAACTGTTTCGACAGGATCTTTACTGTCGGTGCCCGGAAGGGTATATCCACGGAGTGTTTCGCCGTCGATAGTTTCAGTTTCCCTTTGAACTTGGCGAAGTGGGTCCTCTGATGAACATTCGTATCGCAAACCCTATAATAGAGTTTCCATGGAATTGGGTCTTTCAACGAGAAGAACGAAGCCGAGAAATAATGTAGATCTATGTTGCATCTGATTGGAAATGTCCAGGAAGCCTGCAGCGATTCGTTGTCTGTCATTCGCTTGTCGTGGATCTCGACAATGACCGACCCTGTCGCGTTAATCGGCACTTGTTGCCTGTACTCTATGACGCAGTGGTCGATCTTCATGCAGCTACGGCTCAGCCTAGCTGTTAACTGCGACGCCGTGGAAGGGAATTGCAGAATTATCTCAGTGAGGTCATGAGAAAGTTGATATTCGTCCCGATGGGACTCTATGTAGTTAAATGCGTTGGGAGGATTGACCAATTGAGAATCCATATAAAGAATAATGGCCGCGCAGCGGAACCGATTGCTGAAGTTGAACTGGTGAAGAAGAATTTAGGGCTGTAATTGAAGAACAAATGATGAACTGTTCTTGAATGTGGAGAGGGTTTCTGGGAAACTCAGAAAGTTTGTAAAGAAATTGATGAACAGTTGTTGAACTTCTGCTGAATATGAGATGTTTTTTGAGAAAGAGTAGAAAGCTGAAGAGGAATTACTTGTTTATACTCTGCTAGATCTGTTAGGGTTTATATAGAAGGTTAGAATCTGTGTTTATAGTTGAGAGCTTCCACGAGAAGTCTATAATAGAAGAGAA